ATTCAATCCGCAGACTATATCGGAAACAATAGACCCAGTACAAACGGTTCAAGAAAAACGACAAGAACTGTTTAATCGTCCAGAGTTTCAATCGGAGCTAGTAAGACAAGCAGCACTTGAGAATCTTCAAAAGGTTGAGCAAGAGTTTATTAAAGATGTAAACGCTAGGTTTGATGCTATTGATATAGAAGATGCTAAGACCAACTGGTTATTAAATGGTAAACCATTAATCCAACAATCCATAAACGGAGTGTTAGATATAAATGATCCGTCTATTAAGAATTGGGTAAACGATAAAGTAGGACTATTCAAAGGTTCTCGGAAGTATGCTTGGGATAACTTGATTAGCGAAACATTAAACGAAGGTTTATCAAAAGACCCAAGCGAAGAGGGAAGTATATCCCCGCAACAAGCTGAAACATTTTTAGATGAGTTACGCAAATTAGACTTAGGCGGCGGTGTTAAATTCGCTGATGCTGAAGTAGGTAATTCTATAACAAGCTACTACGATAAAATTAATGATAGACGGTCTAAGTGGGAAGCTAAGAAAAACGAGCAGTTAAAGACACAATACGAAACAAGTAAGGGCGTATTAACTAATTTGTTATTTGAAGCAATGGGTGATGGGAATAGTGTACCAACGGAAGAAGCTCGTAAATTAAAAGCAGTTTTCTTGCAACAAACTCCACTACAATACGACGCACAAGCTTCAGCTGATTTTGAATCTATACTGAAAAGCATAAACCAACCTAGCGATGATACTTCTAAATTAGTGGTTGGAAACTTTGATACTCTTATAGCTGATGGAGAAGATTTAACTAGAGTTGCAAAAGATATTGATAATGCTTTTTCTAAAAACGCAATAAGTGCGAAAGAAAGATTAACATTATTAGATAGAATAGAATCTGAAAGAGATTTTGATAAACTTGTACACAAAACAGAAGGCGTAAGAAAGCTGTCTGAATCGTACGAGGAATTAATAACTGGTTTCAGAAGTATGCGTATAGGTAAAGCAACATACGAAGATAGTTATTTCGCACAGTTAGGTATTCCAGAGGATATTGATACTAACGACAGGCTAGACCCTAAAAGAAATAAAAGCGTATTCTCTCAAATAGCTAACTTGAAAGGTGGGTACGAGGCCAAGCGTTTTGTTAATAACAGATATTACGCATTTCAAAAATACTTTAGGCAAGCTAATCTTTTTAAATTTAAAGAGTATGAAGCAGACCCGCAAACAACCCCTCAAGATGCTGCGAATAAAGTATTAGAAGAGATGAGGGAAACAGCTACTGAGGTTTTTAAAGTTTGGGAAAACGAATCTATTCGAGAAGCTCAACGATTATACAAAATAGTAATTTACAAAAAGGCTGAGGATATACCAGAACCAAAATTTTAATTAAATCATGGCTGACAAAGAACAAAATAAATCTGTTATGAATCCGTTTTACGGACAGAAAGAAGGAGTCGATCCTATTGACCCAGAAACTAAACTTACTAAAGAGCAAGTAGAAGAGGGCATTGAACAGTTCAAAGGCGATGTAAAAAACTATTTAGATTCTGAACAGCAAAGAATTGTTAGCGATATAAAAACGCAGAAACCAGTGCAGTCTTTAACTAGGGTGGAAGAGATTGAAGATTTACCCGAAGGTGCTATTCCAGCGAGGCCTAGACCGGGAGCATATACCCCTCCTAAAGCAAAAATTGAGATACCAACTACATTACCAGAGCACGGTATAAAATCATTATATACACCTGAAGAAAGAATTTTAGAAAGAGCAGTACAAATAACAGGACTACCCCCTGAAAGCCCCGCTAACCATCAAATCGCACAAGTACTTGCACAAGGCGATCCTTTCTCTGCCGCTTCTATGGAGAAGGCTAAAGAGGAGACAATGAAACTTGTTCGTGCTGGATTGATACCAAACCCAAACTACGACGGTTTCGCTGCTGATGTTGCTGACTTTATTGACTGGGCTAATCCTACCGCTATAGAAATCGCAGGAACACTTGGAACAGGTATAGTTACTTCTCCTTTACTGTTATCGCCTGAGCCTCTAACAAAAGCTGGGTGGTTCACGTTAAATGCTTCTTCTGCTGCATTTTGGAATTTAGTAGCTCAACAAATGGAGATAGGCTCAGGAGCTAGGGAAGAAACGAATTGGTCTGAGGTCACAGCCTCCGCTGCTTTAGGTGCTATACCCGCCGTTAAGACTGGTGCTAATTTATCTAAAGCTGGTGTTATGGGTGTTAGGGCTGGAGAAGGAGCCGCTTTAGGACTTGGTTACGAAACGCTAAGGTCGGGCTTTGCTGCTATATACGGAGAAGATGTTGATTTTAGTTTAGGCACATTAGCTGGGTCTACTTTGTTAGGGGGAGGTATAGGCGGAGCATTAGGAAGACTAGAGAAGGGTCTTGTTATATATAAAGATAACTCTTCTGCTCGGGGTGCTTCTATTCTTCGTAAAGTACTTACAGACGAACTAAAACAAGTTAAAAAGGAATTACAACGTACTGAGAAAAAAGGAGGAATCAATAAAGCGGTTCGTGCTAAAGTCGAGAAACTAGAGTCTCAGTTACAAGAATTAATACCTAACGAAGAGAAAGTACTACAACAAGCTATTGATACTTTGGAGCAAGCTGAAGTTAAGCAAATGGAAGAGGTAGCTAAAGTAGCTGAAGAATTTAAAAAGACAGAGGCATTTAAAATATTTACGGAAGTTGATGCACCCGGTATTAAAGTGGACAGGGAAGGTGTGCCTCCATTATCTAAAGAAGAATTAGAAAAAGTTAAAGAAGGTGCTCAACCGTCTGTTAGCGATGATGAACAAGCTAGAGTAATATTAGATGACTTTTTGTCGGGCGGGGGCACTCGTGAAGTTGATCCTATAAGCGGTAAAGTTATTGATTCAACTGACGAAGTAAAAGCTAGGTTATTAACAGATGATACAGAAAAACAAAGACTGATCAACTCTGTTACAAAAGCTATAGACACGGACTTAAAAAACGTAAAAGGAGGTAGGATAGGTAAGCTAGAATATTTATCTAAAGTACAAAATGAACTTAATAGACGTTTAGGAAAAGCGGGGGGTGAGGAATTTGCTATTGTTATGAACGCTGCTCAAGTAGCTGATAACGCAGAAATAGCGGATGCAATAAGTAAACTCGGTATACATATGGCAGCTAACGGTGCTGTTATGGTAAAAGGTTATGACGACTTACTTAAGTTATTAACTGATGCGGATTTAAACGATCCGAACGTAATTAACGACGCTACCTCTAGTTTATTAAAATTAATACCACAGCAATTAGCTTGGAAAAAAGCAGGAGCTGAATCTGGTAGGTTATTGCAATCTAGAAAGTACACAAAAGATATATTAGATGTTAAACAAAAAGAGGTGCTAGAAGGCTTAGAAGGTAAACTGGTAAGCGATCTAGATGAAGCTAAAAACCTAACTGATGAACAACTTAAAGAACAGTTAAAGACGTTCGGGGACATACAAGTTGTAAAGAAGTTGCTTAAAACAATACAACAAGCAGACGATACAGCGGAGGTGCACGAAATCCTAGTTAAACAACAACAAGCATTTCAAAGTACTTGGAAAAATACAGCTAAGAAATATTTACAAGACCCATACAAACCTATCGAAAATGGAGACGCTTCTACATATACTAAAGTAAGAGATATGGGTAGTGATTTAGCGTATTCGGCGATGTTAAGCAGTCCGACAACTCACGCAAAAGTACTTATATCTAATACTATTATGTCTAAGTATAACGCTTTAAATGGATGGGTTGGTGCTAAGTTTATGGCTACTTTACCTTGGTTAAAGGAAGGCATATCTAAAGAAGAATGGAAGAGGGCTGGTGATTTTTGGCAGAAAACTATGACGACCTTTAGCACTTATGGGGCAATTACTCATAAAGAAGCCATGAAAGCTTTGAAGTCTGGTGAATCTGATATACGTTCTCATTTTGAGCGTGTTGGGCAATCAGCTTTTGCTATGGAGCGTACTGGAATGTCTGGAGCATTAGGTGCTACTTTTCAAAACATAGGAGCGTTTGTAGATTTACCCGGCAAAGCTATGTCTTCTATAGATGTTCGTACTAGGTTAAACTTAGCTCACGCTATGACCCACGCTAAAGCTGAAATAGATTATCAAAAAGCAGTAGAAGCCGGAGAGCAAGTAGGGACATTTAGACAGTATTATGATAATTTTGTTAGTAAGGTATTTACCGAATCAAAAGGTAAACTAATGACCGAGGATCAAGTAAGGCGTAAGGCTGTACTAATGGCGGACAAAGAAGGAGTAGCTCCTGAAAACTTAGCATCTTATATTGATAACTTTGTTAAACAGAATTGGGATAAAGATACTAGTGCGTTTGTAGATTATATAGAAAGAAATTTAAAAGAAGTTACATTTACAGAAGAGATGGGAGAGTTTGCGGATCCAAATATGCTGGAAAAAGGAAACTATTACCTAGAGCAGTTCTTGCGTACATACCCTGCATTACAAGTAGTACTAAATCCGTTTATGCGTACTGGACGGAATATACAAAGAGGAGCCGCTGCTGTTACTAGTCCTGTAAAAACTTTAGCAGCTTCGATTGATAAAATACCAGTAGCAAATAGAACCCCATTAATAAAAGATGTCCCAAGATTAGCTGAGAAACTTTGGACTAAAACAACTAAAGATTTAGCTAGTGAAGACCCTATTATAGCAGCTAGAGCTAGGGGACAACAAATTACAAGTATTGGTATAATGGCCACTGCTTGGGGTTTAGCTGAAGGAATACCCGGAGTAGCTGAGTTTGTAGGAACGGAGAGTCAAGACTGGAGAATGAAAAAGGCTATTCGTTCTGCTACCGGAATGCCTGAGTATACGCTTCGCATTGCTGATCCACTAAGACCCGGCAAATTGAAAGCTATTAGTTTAGCTGCCCTAGAACCTTTTAATACTATTCTAAGCGTAACTGCTGATATGAAGAGCTTAAGCAACGGTACGGTAGCACAAAGAGAAGAGGCTAGAGACTTGTTTCAAGTATTTACATTAGCTTTATCTAATAACTTAACTAACAAATCCTATTATAAAAACATAGGAGATGCTATGAAGTTAGTTACTGAGGCTACAGGAGATAAAGAAGCACAAGCAGCTCAAGCGTTTAGGTTGTTAAAAGGACTTGCAGGTCAAACGATACCATCAGTTCAGAACAATTTAACATATATGTCTGATGATGTCATCCGTGAAAACAATTCTATAATGCAAGTAATAGCTAGAAGAATGAATGGTTTATCTAAGGCTGTACCGCCAATGCGTGATATATTTGGAGATATTGAACTTAGAGGTTTTAATGAAAAACGTGGAGGAGGTCTAAATATATTATCACCATTCGGTGTGTTTAATCAACGTGGCGATATAGATAAATATGTGGAGATTGACGAGGTTACTGGGTTTAGGACATTAAAGAAAGATATGTTCTCTAATATAACTAGAGATAAAATAGCGAAAGAACTAAGACAGGATGGAAGGCGTAAAGTTGAAAAACAAGATATAGAGAAAGCTTACCAAGAAAGAGTCAGAGAAGCAGCTTATGCCGTCTGTATTGAATTAGGGGTAGCTCCTCATTTTAATGGAGGCACTACGAAACTTGATGGAGTTGACTTACAAGAAATCATACACCCTGAAACTAAACAAGATGCGTTTGACAGGTGGCAAGAGATTACTAATGAGATGAAATTAAACTCAGTATTACTACCATCTAAGAGCGGTAAGACCATGAAAGAGGTTATTGTAGCCCTAGCTAAAGGAGCTTATAATACACCTTACGGTAGTTTTGATACAAGAATAAGACGTGCTCCTAAAACAGCGTTGCCTGAAGGCACGGAACAAGCAGATGGAGAAAGAGTAAATACTATTAAAACTGTTTTTAAATCTTTTAGAGATATAGCCCTTGAAGAACTTCGTAAGGAATATCCTATATTAGGGGAACAAAAAGAAGCTGTTGAATTATTTCAAGAAAAATTAGATGAACCAACTCGTCTTAAAAAACCAGAGGATTTAGAAAAACGAAGGGAGTATGAACTTAATGTAAAGAAGGCCAAATTCCCAGTTGAGCAATACAAAGAACAACAAGTGCCATCTAAACTAGAGGAATTAATGTTGCCGTTCGGTAGAAACTAACTTGCTCTTCTCACTCAATAATTAATAATATACACTTAACATCATGGCTATCACCTACGTAGACTATACAGCAACAGGCGGACAGACCGACTTTGACTTTACTTTTCCCTACCTTGAGGACGAACACATTAAGGTAGAAATCAACGGTGCAGACACAACTGACTTTACAATCGTTGCTTCACCATCCACCAAGGTAGTACTAGACAGCGGTGCCGCAGCTGGAGATAAGGTGCGTGTCAGAAGACGCAGTGCTCCTAATCAGAACCTCGTGGACTTTGTTAACGGGTCTGTACTTACGGAGTCAGAGCTTGAT